CATCTACAATAGGCTGACCTGTTGGTGTATGTTTCTTAGGCTTCCAGCCAAAACCAATTAAGTAATCGCCAATCTGCTTACGAGAACCTAAGTTAAAGGGCGTGACAGTATCTCTAGTTACAGGTGGCTTACCTCTGCCATGCTTCTTTAGCATCTCTGCATACTCATCATCGCTAAGCCTTACACCTTTATCATGCTGGTCTTTCGCTGTCTTAGCTATAACACCTGCCTTTGTATACTGTGGCGCTAACACTTGTGTCGTAACAGTGGGAGTAAATACTGTCTGTACTTCTTCTTCTAGGTCGTGAAGTTTAGTTTCAAACATAGCCATAAGACTCATTACTTTCTCAACGTCTAACACAAAACCATTAGTGCGTTGCTGGTCTACAATCTTAGCCACTGCATGTTCTATCTGCACTGACTGAGGTGTGAAACCACGGCTCTCAATCTTTAAAGCATTATAAACTTTATAGTTAAGCATCACATCACGCTTACAATACTCTAACATCTCAGGTGTATAGGCTTCCCATGCATCTTCTTGCTCACCGAAAGTTCCTTTAGTGAATCCTAAGCGATAGCCCCAGCCCTCTAGTCCGTGGTTACCTTCACGGGTAGGCTTGAACAAACGAGATAGCACTAAGGTATCTACTACTTTCTTTTCAGATAAATCAATACCTGCAATCCTTTCGATAACAGGTATGTCATATCCAATTACATTGTGACCGATCAACTTGTTGGCTGCTGCAAGCATCGCATAGCCTTCATCTAACTGTGTGTTGTCAAATGTAAACACATCCTGTGTGTCTACATCTAAAGCTACAATACAAAATACTTTGTCTGGCTCAAGGCCATTTGCTTCGATGTCAAATATTAAATTACTCATAGCTCTTCTTCTCCAGTGAACTCATCGCCTTCAATGTCTAGTAGTTCTTTAAGTCTACCTGTCTCCTGCTCATACAACAAGCTACATGCAACACCGACATCACCAGTGTATCTAGACTTCAACACCCTGACCTTAGTGGTCGATGCCTCAATAGCATCCTCTGATTGTTGGTTACGCTCCAAAGATATAACGCAGTCAGATAGCTGAGCAATACTCTGCGATCCTCTGAGGTGTGATAGCCCTGTCTCGATACCGTTCTCATGTCCACGGTTACCTTCAACTCTACGGAGGTGGGACACTAGGATCATACCGCAGCCTGTCTCTTCTACTAAAGTTCTTAGCCGATGCATGATGCCGTCAATAGCTTTACGCTCGTCTTGTTCTAGCGTAGAGAGTACTAACATGTGGAGGTGATCAACTACAATCCACTTACAGTCCAGACCTATTATCATGTACCGCAGCTTACTAAAGATGTCATCAATGTTATTGACACCGTGATGAGCATGAATCCAGACACGCCCCTCGTTCTCTCCCATAAATACTTTCTTAAAGAAACCATCTAACTGGTCATCAGTGAACTTAGACTTAACACTATCGAGGTGTAGCTTAGAGTTAGCTTCGACTGCCATGATACCTTCAGCGGTACGAGACCAGTTCTCCTCAAGGGCTACGACACCTACGTTGTCATCAGTATGTTCTATCAACCAGTGCTCTATCTCTCTGGTGACAGATGACTTACCTAGACCTGTACCACCAGTAAGAGTTACTAGCTCACCAGATCGTAAGCCTTCTAGCTTTCTGTTGAGACCGAACCACGGATAGGGTATAGCTTCTTTCTTATTGTTGCGGAGTTCTTGATAGGCTGATAGCTGCTCTGATAGATTCAGAACACCGGAAGGTGTATAGACTTTTGAATCCCAGAAGCAACTAACATAAGCAGCATGTCTACCTTGACGTAACATATCGTTAGCATCTTTGTAGTCTACAGGTAGTGACATGATCTTAGCTTTGCGGGGTGTTAATAACTTTGCTATCTCTATCGCTGCTTCCTTGCCCTGTTTATCATTATCAAAGTTAATGACCACTGACTCGAAAGATTCTAGATACTCAAGGTTATCTTTAACATCACGAACACCTCCATGTGCTCCTGACTTTATAGATACTACAGGCCACTTGCTACCCATCAGCTCATACGCTGCCATCGCATCGCATTCACCTTCTACTAAAGTTATAAACTTACCACCTGCCTTGAAGATATGCTCTCCAAACAGACCTACTTCTTTAGCACTACCTGTCCATCCAAACTTCTTATCCTGTTTCCTAATCTTAGTAGCTGCTAACTCATGTCCATTGTAGTAAGGGTAGTGGTGGTTCTGTATCTTATCGCCATTCATTGTAGACTTAACGCCATACTTCTTAGCTGTAGCTAGGCTTATCTTACGGTCAGTCAGTTCGTTAAAGGATGCTGCGCTATGTTGAGATGAATATGTATTACTGTCTTCCATCTTACTGTTCCTTTGATACACTTCAAAGTCCGTTATGGTATCTGTTTGTTGTACTTCCGATGTACTGTAGTCTTTAAAAAACTTAGCGCAGCTAAAACAAAAACCTGATCCGTCTTCGTTAATTCCTACTGCATCTGAACTATCACATTCTTTACAAGGCTGTTGTGTTTTAACAAATGCCATTGTTTTATTCCTCTATAAGTGTAGCTTTCCCTGCTACTATAGCCTCTTCCTTTAGGTGGGGTTTAAGTTTGTCCATCAGTGTAATACCTGACGCGCTGTATAGTGTTGAAGTTAGTTGTGATTCTTTAAGTCTCTTAGTATTTTCGGAAAGGACAGAGAAAATACTCTGCCCCTCCGAAGATAAGAGATCGACATTATAATAAACACCGTCCATCTCAACTGTATTCATTACAGTTCATCCTCCATCCCTGAGTCTAGTGCGTCAAACTCTGCACCGTCTGGAGTACCGACCTCAATTAAGTCGATGACTTGCATAGCTTGAAAGTCTAGACCTTTAAAGACCTGACCTTTCCATGTTGATTCCCATTCCTTGTACTGAACTCTAACATTAGAACCATTACCGACACGGGCATCTAGCTGATTCTTCTGAGCATCAACTAGCTTAGGAGCTTGTCGAACCATTCCATTGGGGCCATTGACTTTACGCTTGATGACAATAGCTGGGCCTTCATCCATGTGCTTGATAGTAAAGCCACGCTGTTCAAAGTCATCTGCCACTGCTTGATCTACAACTAAGTTAACAGAATACACTGGCTCGAAAGTAGTGTTAGGAGTTGTTACTGCTGCCCAGTATGCTGAGCCTTGTAGTATTGCCATGATAATATACCTATTGGTGTGGTTGATTGAAGTTGCATTGTAACATATCTAAATATTAATTGTCTATTTATTTCCTACTGTATCTCGATCAATAATATCTTCTTCTTTAACAAAGATACCATCTACCATCATACCTTTACGATCTTTAATATCTTGATAGGCATGATCAATACAATCTTTTAGAGACAAGTTGTGTCTGACAGCGATGTTGATTAGCACCACGATGATGTCACCGATGTCATCAATGGGTGTCTGCCCTTTACAAATACTATCGGACAGCTCACCTAACTCTTGTATTAATTTAAGCACCTGATCCTTGTCGCTGGAACCATGTATTAAGTTCCTTGCTACATGCCATGACACTACGTTCTGAATTGAAAGCTCTATGCCTCTGTTTTCTTCTTGCATGTTAGACCTCCTTCATATCTAGCACTGTGTCGTGCTCAGTTTTATCAATGATGTATTGTATTACAGCTTGCTCTCTTACATTGTACATGGAACAAGCTGTACTCAGTGGGACTTTACCTTCAGTAACATCTACTGCTGCCTTAGCTGTAGCCATAGACTCAGGGCTAGGATTACCTTGTAAACTTTCTGCAAACATATTAACCTCAGAGTAGCGCATAAATAATAACAGTGAGTACTACACCGGACGCAAAAATTAAACCATTACGAGCAGCTAGTGTTAGACGATGGTTGAAACGGTGTGCAGCCCTGTCAAGTATCTGAACTGTCCACACCTTTAGTCTCAACGAGATGTTTAAGCAGGCCGACTTCATCCATTCGATGCTTACGTTTATCTTTTCTTTCATGTTGAACCTCTTTAAATTGCTGGTTAAAAATGCGATCAAAATTGTCGCCATAAGTTTTACTGTCCTTTACTCTAGACCTATCACCTTTACCGCCATGTGTTGGGTCAGCCATCATTCATGCTCCTGATAACAGACACCAAAACTAATTAAGATAAGGGGTAAGGATATAAGTATACCCTCAAACTCTGCTACCTCTAAGTCTTCACGACCCCTCCTGCTTATCCAGACAGGCCGTGAGTTAGCAAACTCTAAGTCAAGCCCCACCCCATTTCTAAACTCAATGGTTAGGGACTGCCCAAATAAATCTATTGTCATATCATGCCGCCTTCATAAAGTTATTGTTTCTAATAGCAGTTCTAATTAACTGATGTCTCTGATGCTTAACTGCTGCGATGTTACCTGATGTACCTTGTCTAACTGTCCCACCATGTGAAGACCAGTCAGTCATAG